TTGTTGATCTTACGAGTGACACCGAACTCGCCAGCACCGTCGGTCTTGTAACGAGTAGCAGCGAAGTGCTTCACGTTGAGAGAAGTCTTCGGCTTGTCATCGCAGTACAGAGCGGCATTCTTATCGAACGCAACCACGAAGGCGTCTGTCTTCAGATCACGCTTGTAAGGATCGGTACGGCTGATTTCTTCACCGTACGGACGGACGAATTCGACTTCGCCACCAGTGGTCAGCACCGCATTCGCGGCATACATTCCCTGGTTGTACTTGTAGCTCTGGTATCCGTATCCGAGCTTGACACCGAGTTCAGCGGTATTGCCAATATTGATGATCTTGTTCAGTTCACCCTTGGAGGCATAGCCAACGATACCGGCGACCGTGTTAGGATTCTGCACCACCGTATAGGCGGAGTTGTCCTTCAGCTGGATCTGTACACCCGGAGCATAACCCATTTTTGTTGCCATAGATTAAACCTCATGGTACGTTCATTTTGTTTCAAGTTTATGCCATGGTCACGATTTTTTCCCTAAGGCGTTCTTGATAAACTGAAAATGGCGGAATTTGAGGCTAGAATGACACATATTTCCGAAGTTTTGAACTACAGACTCAACGAATTGAAGACGAAACGACCCGAAGACCGGGCCCTCATAGAGGCTATCCAGACGGAAATCAGCAAGAACGTGCAGATTATCTCTCCGGAAACGAGGAAGTCCCTGCTCCAGTTCCCCATACAGTTCACGCAGAAAATCCGCACGTCGGGCCGTGACTGGACAACACAGCTGCACAAGTGGGCAGACTACCAGCTCCACGACTTGCTGATGCTTGACCCGATCTACCTCACGACATCCGATTCCGACGACGAATGCGTCCTCAAGCGACTCGTCAAGGCGGCACTCGGACTGACCATGACACAGGTGGTCAACTACGAGCTGATCGAGGAGCTGTTCCAGAAGGACATGAACTACGCAGCTGTGACAGTGGCCGGTGACGCCGAGTCTACCGAACCGGGCAACGCTTGGTACGAACCAGACTTGGAAAAGAAGAGCGTGATCGAGTACCTCTACGATTTCGCAGTCGGCGAGGGAGAATTCAAGGGAAAGCCACGTGACGAGAAGCTGTTGGCCATGTTCGACAAGTACGCCGAAAAGGCACTGACAATGCCGGACGAGGAAATCCAGCCGGACATCGACGACGATTCCGACCCGGAAGAAGACCAGAAGGCAGTCATGCACGCCGAAGAAGAACGTGAGCATGACGCATCCACCAATCCGGAAGGCATCCCGCTTGCAACAGACGGCGATGGAGCGCAGACCGAGACGATGGACGAAGTGAACAACGGCGAAGGCGAGGCTACGGTAGACGAGAATGGACAAATAGCGCCTCCCAACAAGGAAGGCGCTGAAGGTCAAGACAAGTTGTCAAAGGTTCTAGGCGTCTTGCTGAAACTCTCCGACAGCCTCGGTTAATCTATCCTTAACGGATTCGACATCCTTTGACAAGTTCAGTTCGGGTTCGACGATATCGTCGAGCCCTTCTCTTAACATTTGGAGATTGATACCGGCGGCGATGAAGCTCAACGCAGTATCCTCGTCACAACCGAAATTCGTCATCACGAGATCGATATCACTTCTTTCTACTTGCATTTTTCTTCTTCCCTTCCGGCAGCTTGCCGTTAATCTTGTATTCGTACAAGTCGGCCACGACATCCTTGTCAATCTCACCGTTACGGATCATGAAATCCGCAGACGATGCCGACGTCTCATACACGCTCATCACCTGTTCACGCAGCTTATTGACAGCGGCGATCTCGGTAGGGTATGCACGGAGATAACCGGTATTGAGCTTGCACTTGTTGAAAGCCTCCATTGTCTTCGCTCTTACCTTCGTGGTAAGACGGCTGAACTCGACGGTATTCAGTGCAAGCAGAGACTTGTAGATTGACGGAGTCATTGACAAGGCGTAAATCGCCGCATAGGTATCATGCTCGGCGATATCCTCCATCGTCATCTTGCGACCGGCAATACGGTCTTGAATGAATTTCTCGTGATCAAACGCCATATTTCCAATCCGGAGCGTACTTCTTGAGGATCTGCATCACGTTAAGGAGGAATCCCCACAATGCGTATTCTTGGTCAACTTGGTGATTGGACTGGTACATTGCATTGGCAAGGGCAACGCCGAACGGAATCAACGCTTCTTCCGGAAGACGGTCCACTGCGTAGTCACCGAACGAACGGTACACACCTTGACAGAACGTGATGTTCTTGGAGATGAAATGACGGAGTTCACGAACCTTGAAATTGACAGTCATGTTGAACAAGGTTTCCGTATTGGACGGAGCCATGCTAGGAATGCTACCAGTGATGCTGCCGCCATTTTCCAAGAAGGAACGGTGCATCGTAGCGATCATGAGACGGATATCCGGATAGCACTCGTTGATGATGTTGGCTACCAGCATCTTGTCAACCGTACCGCCCTTGGCGTCACATTCACCCTTGGCAATAGTCATCAAGCGTTTGTGCAGACGAGTCTTGTATTCCTTGAGTTCGGCCTCGGCATCTTCCTCGCTAGCAAACTTTGCACCGAAATCCACAGTCATGCAGCGTGACTGGATCGGCTGCGGGATTCGCCACAGTTCGTTACAAGTAAGGATGAATCGGAGAGTGCTGGACGTGTCCTCGATTTCGGACTGCAGAACACGGTAGAAGTCAGCTGGCTTGTTCGGCTTGTCGGCTTCGTCGATGATGACGAATTTCGGCTGTCCGTCCGGAGAGCTGTACTTGGCGTATTCGTCAATCATGTCGATGATTTCGGAGTCACGCTTACCAAAAAGGAATAGCGACTGGGCACCGATAATCTTCGGAATAGCCTTAGCGATAGATGTCTTACCGGTTCCCGGTGCACCGGAATGGAGGATGTAGTTACCGAATGAATTCATTTCGATGGCGTTCTTGAACAGCTTCTCCACGTTACGGTGAAGAATAATGGTGTCCAAGTCGGTTCCACGGTACTTCTCTTCCCATGGAAGGTTACTGTTGATGACGGATTCCAAATCCGCATTGGCTTTCTGTTGGTCTATTAAGTTGAACATTGATAAACTCTCTGATATGAATGATTCGTTTGTTAAATATCTTTCTTCGAGGAATTCTGACGCAGCACGAGCCGCTTTGGCACTATATGAGCAAGTCTGCAGCGACGTGAATCCGCCGCTCGTATCACCAGGCCAGCCGTGTTGTACTCAGTCACTCGATGAAAACGAGTATTTCGACGAGCCAACACTGAGCGACGAAGAACTTGATAAAGTCCATCAGGCGAAGACCGGGTTTCGACGAGTTCTTGCACCATCTGCCGGACGCACGACACTCGGCATAATGGGAAATGGCTTCCCCGAAAATGTATGCGCTTCGAGCGGTTCATCAACTTAATCTTTCTTACCTTCATAAAATTCTCCTAGAACATGGCCATCATGAAGTCGCTTTCGTCGTACTCCAGTTCTTCCGGCCAGCCCACTGCCTTGAACAGACGACCGAGGACTTGCGCCACGCAAACCTTCCAGTGTTCCTCCCAGTCCGGATGGAAAATCTCCAAAAGACGCTTAGGACAATCGTCACCGGTATAACAGATAACGCTGACACCGAACAACCTGTCCGACTTCTTTATAAAACGGATCTTGGAACCAGCATACACCGGTTCGTACGGGAACTGCGAAAGCTCCGGGTCATTCTGGATCAAGTAATTCCATACCGTACCGGCCTTAACACGCCAGTCAATCTTCTTCTTTTCGTCCGCTGGCATTGATTCTAGCAACGCAAGCGGCGGCGGATCATTCTTGACACCACAAGGACATGCGATATAGCTGTAGTTCTCAGCTTGCACGGCATCGAAGAATTCCTTCTTGATTTCGAGCAGTCTCTTACGCACTACGGTCTTGTCCATGGAATCCATCATCAAGTCCACCATGTTCATCATACGATCCTTACCGAACAGAGCGGTAGAGCTTCGTACGAGTTCCAGACCAGTGATTGCGTATTCCGGCTTGACCGCAAGCGTACCCTTGACCCACTTGCCGTTCTCGTCCTTGTGGCCAAGGTCGAGGTAGACGATGTCTTCCATGCTCTCCACCAAGCAGATGTACTTCTTCTTGGCGGTCACAATAGCCTTGTGGATGCACTTCTCGCGCTTTAAGAACAACTCGTTCGTCAAGTAGCCCCACTGGTTGGCGTAACTGAGCATGTACTCGTCAAGCTTCTCTTCCAAGATGCAAGCATCAAGAATTCTGCAGAAGTCGGTAAGTCTGTAGCGGTTGTAGATGACGCGGTAATCGCCAGTCATAAAGATACCGTCGGCAAAGGTAATCTGTGCCTTCGTCCATCCAGTCTTCTCATCCGGTGTACGCATTTCCGCGCCAGTCCAGCCTTCCTTACCGTACTTCTTGCAGAGCATGTTGAACGCCTTCTTAGAGTCAAGTTCGTGGTCGTTGTCGAACGAATAGCGCTCCACGATTTCGTGCTTGTCGAAGACAATGACCTCGGTGCCAGTCCCTTGCTTCTGTCTGAACGGTTCGAAAATGTCGCCGAACTTCACGAAGAATGAGTCAGTATCGCCGTGGCTCATGCGCTTGTAGTTCACTTCGCCTTCGGCATCGGTGAACGTACCGACGAGTTCTGGGTCGATATCTGGCGCGTATCCGAAGACCTTCTTGAATACCGGATCGCTATGGATGTCGTTATTGATGTACTCCGAAAGACGTGCAATCGTGTACTTAATGAGACGCTGGCCGTAAGCGGTAATGGATGCGGCATTATCCACGTCGTACAGAGCAAATAGTTCAGAACCCATCAAGCCATACAGAGAGTTTCCAAGCACCTTGTAAACTTTCTGCATCATATCATAGACGCCAGCCATTTCCTTGTCGCCGTTCTTCTTGGCCTTCTTCATCTGCTTCTTCAAGTTGGAACGACCGTCGAACAGAAGCCTTGTAACTTCTGGCACGACGCCGACCTTGTCCTTGCGGAAGTAGACTTGGTAGCGACCGTTGTGATCCCACGGAGACTTAATAAGATTCTTGCGTTCTTCTTCGGTAAGCACATAGTCGATCGGGAACGTGACCTTCATTTCCGGCGACGTGTTGAACGTCATCATGATAGAAGGATACAGCGATCGGTAGTCATAAGATACGAGGTATTCCTTGTAACCGGGAACGGAGTACACGAATGCGCCGGGGAACACTTCCTTGTGCTGCTGGCGGTACGGCGGGAACGTACGGTTCGTGTGGTGAAGATGATCCAGCATGAAGCCAGTAAGCATCTTCTTGGACGAGAACACAGACGAGAACGGAACACGAGCTGCGGCAGCCGACGTAACTGCAAGGCGGAACATCTGCGCCTTGGCTTCGATCTTGACGAGCAGCCTAACGTCCTGGAAGTTATACAATACGTAGTCTTCCCAGTACTTCTGCCAAGACAGATAGCCATCAGGAAGCGGAGCCTTGTGCTCGCCGACAATCTTTGCACCAATATAATCAAGCTTGTAGGAAGACTCTTCGGAGAAGGTGTACTTCTTGTAGAGTTCAAGGAAGTCGATGACTTCCGTACCGTTAATTATTAACTCGTTCTTGGTATTCAAGTATGCACGCTTGTTCTTGCCACGCATCCTTGATAGTAAGTCTAGCGAAATACGGTCTTTCGGCGGAAGCGATTCATTGACTTGCTTCAGTCGATTGCAGATGTAAACAGTATCGAATCCGAAGTTCCAGCCAGACAAGATATCAATGTCGCTGGAACCAATGCAGTATAGTAATTGAGTAAGTAGGTCGGCTTCATCCTTACAAAGGATATATTCGCCCTTGTTGTCCTTGAGGAACTGTTTGCCCTTCTCGGAAATGTCCTTGGCGACGCCGTATACGTAATACTTATCTTGTTTGGAGACGTAGAATGTAACAACATTGATAGGATACTTTGCTTCTGTCGGCAGCGAGAAACGTCCGGTAGTGGCGTTTTCAATATCGAGGAAGCCGAGGTTGATATCCTTCATGTCCGGATGGATGACACCCGTGTCGGCATAATGCTTCTGTAGGAAACGGCCACGAGGGTCAATATCGATTTCGGCAAGGTGGTTAGTCGGACCAGCATGGTTCTGCTTGATGGCCTTTTCCACTTCATACGCCGATACTCCGTTGGCCGGAGGAACTTCCACCTTGAAGACCTCACGATCCCATATATCCTTCATGCCGCACGGCTTCGCACCGTATTCGCCTTGCTTGTCGGTATAGAACTCGTGCACCGACGGGACGGCGTCCATAGTGCCGTCCGTATACCAAACGTACATGCGGTCGTTTTCCGTGTCGTGGAATATCGACCGCCACATAGGGCGTTTGGGTTTGTCTTTTTCTGGTGTTATCTGAGCCATAGCGAATTCAGTTTAGCACCCAATATGTAGCAATAAACAATTTGAATTGCAAATACAAGAAAAACCGCCATTTCTGACGGTTTTGTTAATATTCTTTTTACATGTTCATTAGTTCTTGATTCTGTACGCAATGTACTGGCCAGCCTTCTTGATACCATCTTCAGTGTGTGGTATAACTCGACTAGTTCCGTCCGGATCAATAAAACTAAAGAATCCATCAACTGGGCCGACAAACGGCTTACCGGATGCATCTACATAGCTAGCCGATGCGTCATCATAGTGAGCAGCAATTTCTGCATCGGTTACACCGAACGACTTAGCAGCCGCATTCAATTTGGGAACACTCACCGTAATTTCTTCAGTCGACTCAGTTAATTGTTTTTTTGACGTCTTGTCGACAGATTCAGTCCTCGGTTTCAGATACGAAGAAATCTTGTCGAACTTCTTCAATACCTTTTCTGCGTCAGCAGCTGTCTTAGAGTCAGTTGCTAGAGCCCGGACACCTTTCTTAAAAAGGTCGATATGCTTCTGGAGCTTGGCGTTTTCCTCGAACTTCTTGTTCTTCTGGGCACCGCTTTGGTTGCTGGAAGCAGCAGACTTGGCGGCAGAGTCGAACTTTCCACCCTTACCGGCTTCAGGAGCCTTCTCAGCCTTGACTTCGGTATTGGTCTTGACTTCGGTAGTCTGACCCTTTTCCTTCTTCTCCTTGGCATCAACATTCTCGACCAGCTTGCCGTCGTCCTTCTTCTCGCCAGTCTTTGCCGGAGCAGCCTTAGCGAGCTTAGGATCGGAAGCGGTCTTTGCCTTGCCGACCTTCTTCTTGTCTTCGTCGACGCCTTCGCCAGAGCACCAGCTGCCAGTGTCGATCTTGTGACCGTTGAAGTCCAGGATGGATTCTACAACGGGAACCGGGTTTTTAACGAGGCTATACGGTTCATTGTCGATAGGTTCTGCAGCAATCCTGTCGAATTCGGCCATGATAGCATCATCTTCGAATACGTTAAATGACATAGAAACACCTCATGAGTCGTGTTTTTGTCCAATAGTTTATAACGTGGGCAAAAAATATTTTCTTATAAACTGCACATAGTTATACGAGATTACAACATGGCACAGTTTGACCACATGATAGCATCTCCACCGGCACCGATCGTACCAAACGACCAGCCACCGGCACTCCAGACCCTTCAAGCAAAATCGGGCAAATCCATCAACGCCACCACCGAAGAGTTCAACAACGCCGTAAAAGATGCCGAGCAAGAACTCATGATGAATCCACCGAATATGTCCAACCAAGACGTCAATGTAGACTTCTTGGCGAAGGTCAAAGCTTATAACAAGCTGTCAGAAGAGTACGATAACGGCGAAGATCCGTCATCTAACGACGACGAAGACGAAATCATGGACGACCTGTTCAGCAATGAACCGATGGACAACGGCCAAGCACAGGACGCCAACGACTTCAGTATGTTCGCCCCGGATGAACAGTCGTCAGTCGACCAGATGTTCAGCGACATCGACGCGATCAACGCCAACGACCCGTATACCGAAGAAGAGGACGTAGCCCCGCTCGACATGGACGCCCTTGCCGACATCGCTTCCGGAGAAGACAACAACGACAACCCGATGGACGAACTGGGTGCCGGTAACAGTCCTCCGACCCAGGCAGTCGACAAACTCGACGAAACAGTCGGTTCTTGGTCGGAAATTTAAAACAAGAGGCTCGCGGAGCCTCTTTTAATATAATTTCAAGCATAAAAGGAAAATACATATGAGCGAATTGCATATTACCAATGACCAGAAGGTTCGTGCAGCATCGTTGCACGGAATGCTCGAAGACTTCAACAAGCTGGCACCGTCAGAAGAAACCGAAGCTACTGCAGCCACCAACGAGGATCTCCCGGTAGCCATGTTCGTACTCCAGGGACGCTTCGGCCAAGCACTGTCCTTGATCGAACAGTCGATTCTAGACACCGAAGTGATCGCAAGGCTGACTACAGAGCTTGACCAGAAAGACAATAAGGTCTGGCTCCATGTAGATACGGACAGCGGCATCCATGTCAAAATCGACTCACTCCCGATGTCGGTCGGATTCGACGAACCGGTCTACATTCACGTGTACGACCTCTGCAACGCAGTACGCAAGCTGATGGCTACACAGGAAAAGTGCGCAGCACTCTGGATCAGCGAAGGCACGCTTTACCTCGGAGCTTTCTTCAACGAGGATATCGGCGGATACGAACTGGAAGTCGGGTTCACCCAGTGCAAACCGTTCGAGGTCAAGTACGCAAGTGACGACGATTTCGACGTCCGTCTCGCAATGGATCAGATCTCATTCAATACGATCCTTGACAGCGTGTACACGTTCGATACCGTGGAAATCCACCGCAAGAACGGTCGAGTTTCCTACCGTACCGGAAACGACCACGTGACGATCGCAACCGCCATGCAGAATACCATCACGGTGAACGACAATACCGAAGGTGCAAAGCAGTTCGACAATACGTCTGACTTCAGCATCAGTATCCCGTCCAAGGTATTCAAGGCAATCCCGCTGGTAAATGCGCTTGACATGGACTTGTCCCTCAACGTGCTTGTCGATATTGATACAAAGAACCACAAGATCCGTATCACCGGCATGTTCGCCTCCATTGAGGCACAGTGTTCCGAAGCCACGTTGGCTACCTACAACAACGACGGACTCGAAAGGGTATTCCACATCAAGGCAGAATCCATTTCCGCAGCGATCGGCATGTACTTTGACATGAACTACGTGAACCCGACTGGCAAGGCTCGCATCTACGGAATCGAGGACGGCCTTATCGGCGTGGAAGGTCTGGACGACGAACGAATCCACGTCAACCTCACCGTCGGCGACTGCCAGGTGGAAAAACCCGGTTTCGAGATCGTGCTCCCGCTTGACGTTTTCACAATGATGGTACGAAACTCCGGATGCCCAGACCTCGTTCTGCAGCACGGCTTCGAGAACGGACGTACCATGATGACATACGGCAACGGCATGTTCTTGAGGAAATGCACCTATACTGAATAGGCTCTGTCGATAACAGAAAAGGCGACCGAAAGGCCGCCTTTTTTATTTTGTATTTTTTCTACATCGGGAGATCCGGAATGTCATCGTCCGACATGGCTTCGGAACCTTCGTCGGACGGAGGAGCTACTTCGCCACCGCCCTGGGCTTGATCCATCATGTCTTCGACAGAGCCATCTTGCATGTAGCCAGGTTCGCCACCTTCTGGTGCAGCTTCGCCACCAAGTGCGTCACCGCCTCCAAAATCGCCACCACCGATGTCACCGCCCTCGGCACCGCCAAACATATCTCCACCAGCTCCACCAGCACCACCTTCATCGAACTGGTCTTCGCCTTTAAGATCCAGACCGCCATCGGTGCTTAACTCGTTGGAATCCTCTCCACCATGGTAGCATTCTGGGAACAGTTCACCAAGCTTGGTTTCGAATTCGGCCAGCGTAACATTGTCCGAACCGGGATTATTCAAGTAATTGATGAAATTCTGCACATGGTCTTCATCAACGTCAGTATCCAAAGACGACCAGTTGTCAAAGAAGCTATTGATCACGGACTCAGGGCTTGTGTCCTTCACGCCGATAGTACCGTTATAGATTTCCGAACCGCTCAATTGAATTGCAGAATTACCAGAAGTCTTGATATCGCTCCTGGATGCAATCTTGTCAGAAACCATGCGGCCGAGCAATTCCATGGCCGATTCATTACCAGTAACCTTAGTACCGTCAGAATTCAGGATAGAGAGATCGCCTTTCTTGCTAAGCAACGTATCACGGAAATTGACTGTCTGATTAGCATTCGGGTCATTGTCGGTTCCATTGACATCACCCGGCTGAATTGCATCTCCGGCACCCGGCATAGCAAACGCTGCTGCATTCGGGTCTTGCTCTCCGCCTTCACCGCCCATCGTAGGATCAGCGTTCTGGTCATCAGTCTGCTGTTCGGCATCTTCGAGAAGATTCACGGCATTGCAGAGGTTGAGCAACTGAGAAAGCTCACTGCCGACACTTTCATGATACACGGCACTGTCGGTAGCCATCCATGAATTGCTCGGATCCTCGGTACCGTTACCAAGTCCGTTCAATGTCTGCATGGTATCAAGGTCGTTACCTACGTCGTACGTATTGTTAGAGTCGATCAGCTGGTCACATGACTTCAAGATCGTGTAGCCGAAATTCTTGATGAACTGTGGGCTTTCGAGAGGAACTTCGTAAGTATTGGACAAACTCGTGTCGGATTTCAGCTTGACCGTGATATGTCCGTTGTCGTTCGGATAGATGAACTCGACCAGCATGTCATGACCACGGCGGTTGATAATGAACTTGCAGTGGCTTTCCTTCATGTCGATGCTAGCGAGGTTCAGTCGCATGCCCTTGTACTGGGTATTGGTCACCGCCTCGGTAAAGACCTTCTTGTACAAGTCACGAGTCGTAATGAGGTTCTTTCCGTACACAAGAGGCTTGTTCTGCTTGTATTCACGAGTATCCCAATCGTCGCCGTCTTGCGGCTTGCTGACCGGATCCGGAATCTGCTTCGTGAGCATCTTGATAACCTTGGTCTTGGAAGGCACGACCGGGCCGCTTTCTGTCGAAACGTACACCAGTTCCTTCATCTTCTTCAAAAGTTTGTCTCTGTCGATCTGAGCCATGGGATATTCCTAATCTGCTTGTTTTCAGTTTATATAAAAAGCAAAAACGTGACGGAGACATGTCCGCCACGTTTGCTCCCATGACTCAAAAAACTACTGAACCAAGTCAAACTGGGAATGTGCAGCCGCAGAGCATTCGGCGGCACCCATCCATAAAGTCATCGGCTTGTCCGGATTTACGCCGGGAACAAGGGAAGTCGCCTTGAGGGACATCTGCTCGACACCCTGGAACACCGCATACGTGATATCGATGTCGTAATCGCCGCCAATACCCTTCATGTAGTTGAACAGCTGAACCGGGAACACGGTCACGTTACCCGGACGGAAAATCTTCTTGATGAGGTTCGCATCAAGACCACGTGTACAAGTGGCCGGGACGCAGTAGGTAATCTGCTGGGACATCTTACCCTTGATATAGAGCTTGATTCCGCCATCGTCAATACGCAACGTCACGAACTCGCATGTAGGAACGGCACGGAGCTTCTTGGAAAAATCTTGAACCATTTCTGCAGAAAAATGCATCTCGCCGACCTTGGTCATCGGGTCATTTTCCCTAGTATACGGAATATGCATGTGCTCCGGCTTGAAACAGCTGGCATCTGCAGTCGGCGTACGGCAAGTGATTCCGCCACCGGTGAACTTGATGTACTCGTAGCGGCGTCCGCTGATCGAAGTATCCACAGCCAATTCAGCGGTACCACGCTTGGGATAGTTCGCCAAGTCGGCATACTTAACAAACTCGTTAAGCGAAAAGATATTGATCCTCTTGGCATCGAAGTCCAAATCCTCTTCTGACGCAGCCAGATGGGTAAACATGGCTACGTCCGGTACATTGATGTGGTTACCCGTCAGACGACCCTTGGAATCGCCCTTGAACATGATGACACACCCGGCCTTCGTGATGGTGCTGACGCTTTTTAGTAAGTCAAAGAACGGCTGACTGAACCGGATACCTACGGAATTGTTTTCTGTTTCTTCGGACATTTTAAACCTCGCCTACAAATATAGCCTAAATGTATTTGGGATTCAAGTCGGCCTTGGTGATGATTTTTAAGCCGATTTCCTTGAATTGCGGTTCCAACTTGTTCCATTCCAGTGCGGTGAACGGAGCATTGAGATCATAGCACCAGCTGCAATCAACCTCGATCTGCTGCATACGGACTTCCATACGCTTCATCATCATCGACACTACGTAGGGGACAAGTCCACGACCATCACCAAGACGGTATAGTCCGTGGAATTTCTTGAGGATGGGTAGATATCCGCCTCTAATAGCAACGAAAGGCCCGTCCAGAACTGCAACGTCATGTGACCCGGTCACAGATACCGTACCGGCAACACGTCGGTTATAAAGCCCATTGGTCAACGAATACTCGCTATACATGCCATAAGTGTTCGGGCAACGCATCCATGTTCCGTCCGGTAGGAAATATTCGTATCCGAACGGAGCGACCGCACCTACATCCTTCGGAACCTCGTCCAGCTTCTGGAAAAGTGACGGGTCGTAAATCATCGATGTAGCATGAGCAAGGATGATCCAAGACGGCGGCACCTTAGGATTGACGCTCACTATCTTTTCGGCGGCACGTGAGATATTAATGAAGATAGACATCTGCGGATTGTTCTTCCGGCGCATCTTTACCACGCGGTCACTAGCCAGATACATGAGTTCACCACGTTGTGTACCGTACTTCTTGTACGGCACAGTCCGTTCGCCGCCCTTACGCTGATACAGGATCGTGATCACCGACGGAGTCGTGCTGTGACGGAGAATCGTATCGTTATCAAGACGAATCTTTTCCACCGGTCTGATACCCAGAGCCTTGCGCAACTGGTTCTTCTCGCCTTCTTCCTTCGCACGGGCAGCATATACCGCATTACGGCGTTCTTCCGCCCTCAATTCATTTTCCATCAGCGCAGCCTTGATAGCGACTTCCATCTCGTCCATGACCGGCACTTCCCACGCAAGCCTACGGTCATTCTTCTTTCGGGTCTTCGCCGCAGTCACACCAGCATTATGTCGCTGGTAGTACACGGTGCGCTTATTCGTCTTATTGAGCTTGTCGAGGTGCTTCTTGCGGAATTCGGACAGTTCCATCTTCGGGTCAGCGGCTACTCCGGACGCAACGACCGCATCTACGTCTTCTTGATACCAGCCCCACATAGGATACATCGGCCAGCCTTGTGCCTTGACCTCTTCGCATTTCGCCTTGTATTCATCGACCGTCATGACGGTATAGTCCTTCAACTTGCTACGATTTATCGAGTGCAAGAAAGACGGAGCGACCACACGGCACTTGTCGACAATGAATTGGTCTATCCAGTAGTTGCTCTTATTGAATTTCGTGCGGATAGCGAAACGATTATAGTACGGCTTTCCAGCGCAATAGAAAAAGCGCTGGTTGATCTTGTCATACAGCTCATCAAGTTCAGACTTCTTGAAAAAGTTCCGCGTACGGACACCGACCTTGACTTGTTCCGGATGCAGCAACTTCATAAAAATAAAGTTAGTTATCGTACGTCTGGAAACTTTCATATACACGCAAGCCATACCAGTCGTCAATACATCTGGCAATGGTTTCTTACGAATAAGCTTGAACCCTTTCCGTTCGGCAGAATTGATTGAGTCGGTAACGTACTGGATGATACTATCTCGTGTCATCCACTTGTAGCGTTTCCTACCGGTCGTGCTGTGAATCCAATAGGCAATATTGGCCTCTCCCTTTCTGCATGCGGCACGGAGCTTACCGGGAGTGGTTCCGATGAACGTAGCGCTGTCCTTGACATTCATCGTCTTGAGCAGAAACTTGAAATTCTTGGACGGAACATAGTTCTTGAGGAACCAATCGTAGTCACGGAAATAGACAAACTTACCGAACTCGTCAGCTGGCTGTTCCTTTATGAGTCCCTTCTTTACAAGGCGAATGTAGGTCATACCGCTGATATCCAAGTCGGCAACAATCTCAGCCGGTCTAATCTTAGCATTCGGATGCGTCATGCAAGGAGGTTTCAGACCATAGGCTGCCAGTTTCTTCAAGCACGCATCGTAGCGGTACTTCTTCTGTCCATTATACGTGACTACATAAGGGAGTCCTTCAAAGAAACCCATTCCACGCAAGTCGGACACCGGTCTGTCTATATACTGGGCAATCTTCAACGGCATGACATACTCGTCGATGCCCTTAATCCTCAATGCACATAAAGCCATTAGAAAAACACCTCAACCTTCTGCTTTGCGGCAATCTTCGCCAATAGATTCTTACGCTGTTCACGCTGTTCTTGAGCCTTTCGCTCCTTCATGTCGCCACGTTCAAGCGCAAATATGATAGCTGCGCCTTCTGGAGGAGAACACCGGGTTTCGATAAATTCACTGGACACGTAGCCGTTATCGTCAACCGGCATCTCGCCAGACAGAACGGCTCCATTAACATCCTTTTCCTTGATTCCAGACCAGTTGAACCACTTGTATCCCTTCTTGACCGAATCGATACGAGCCAATTCACCGGCTTGGTCATTATCCCATATTACCGTACAGTTTTCCTTGTGTTCAGCAATACACGGATTGTCGGCAATCACCTCGTCAAAGTGCGAAATGCCGCCTATGGCGATAGAGTTACGAATGAACGTAGAGTCGATAGTACCTTCCAAGATGTAGAAAGGTTTCGTCACGTCCAAAAAATCTATGTTATACGCTTGACGCTTCACGCCCTCGAAGTTACGGTAACGCAACTTGTTGTCCGGGTCTAGTGCACGGGCGTCAAACTGTGTCCACGATCCACCGTACTTATAAAAAGGAATTATCAATCGATTCTTAAATTCGTTACCAGTCGCAAGCCCCTTCTCGTTCAATATAAGAGCTCCAAGGCTGTCCCTCTTGAGGAACTGATCGCCTTCCTGGCACACAAACCACATGTCATATACGTCTTTTCTAATCTTGCGCTTCTTGCAGAACTCAACGGCACGCTCCGCAATCGGATTATTATCCATCAACGAAATCAACTCGCCTTCCATGAACGGCAAAGCAGCCGCTTGTTTCTTGCGAGCTTCATCAAGTTCACGCATACGGCGACGAGACTCATTACGAGCATCCATGTCATTATCAAGGTTCGCAAACAATATCCGGTTGTACTCAGCATTGTCGTTTTCCTTGAGAAACGTCATCAGATGTTGACTAATGCCACACTTATAGCACTTGAACAGCCACTTGTCCCTATACACGTAAGCCTTCTTCTTGTTCGGCCTATTCATATCACCGCAGAACGGACAAACGAAGTTATACTCGTTCGCCTTATTCTTCACTAGGGCGTATCCGCCGAAGTGTGATATTACCGCTGCATCCAAATCAGCATCTGGCAAGTTGTCATACGCACAAGACATATTAAAACCTTAAATAGAGTGGCGCTCAAGTGTTAGTCGAGCGCCACCTTTACTAATCCATTCTAGGGGAAAATATGGAAAAAATGCTAGAATGGAAGTTCAGTATCGTCGTCGTCACCTTCGGGCAACTGGTTCGACATAGCTTCTGCAGGGGCTGCCTGAGCTGCGGCACGGCGTGCTGCGAACGGAGACGGCTTTGCCTGAGCGAATGCTGCCGGGGCAGCAGATTCACCGCTCACGAGCAGTTCGTCTGCATCGGGTTCCTTAGCCGGGGCGGACACCAATTCGGCATCGGCGTCGAGGAATTCGGCGGCGGACACCTTTGTGGTGTTGCGAGGAGCATAGTTCGGATTCGGTGCGGCACTGAAGCTTGCGTTAGCAGTATAGCCACCTTCACCTTCGTTAGCCTTTGCGGAATGAGCCTTTTCGAGGAATTCACGCCACTTGGAAGCTGCGGTCGTTTCATCCGGAATGTCTGCCAAGTACTTGGTCAAGTCATGGCAAGAATTGAGGATTTCGAGCATTTCTTCCTTGGTATCGGCGAGCGGAGATGATTCGGCAACGTAGTCGGAACCGTCGTAAGAAGTCATGTTCTTTGCGGCGTCCCAGCTGACTATTACGCCAAAGTCCACACCCTTTGTCGGGGAATGCGGAATGAACTTGCGGCGTTCCTTCTTCAACTTTGCGAGTGCGCCCTTGGCCGGTGCACCGTTGGCATTCTGGACGTCGGCTTCGACGCTGTCGTCGAACGGGGCACGCAGAGTGCGTTCCACTGCATCACTGTGACGCCATACGAGAACCTTACCGTTGTTGGCCGGTTTGTTATCATCTTCACGGACGAGGATGTTGGTGTGCCATTCCGGACGAGCGCTCATGCTAGACCACACCTTGAGCTGCTGGGAGCCCTTTTCGTAGGTCTTAGCGAGTTCGTTATAGCGATCCCAAATTGCACGGCAGATGGGGCAGTCACCGCCGTTGTTACGGCAGCACTTCACTTCCATGTGAAAGCCATTGAGTTTGAGATGGTGATAAAGAACCTTCACGCTGGGATAGGTCTTGTTCTTGACGCCTTCGATGCCCTGGGGGAGAAGACGGATAATTGCGCTGTAGCTAGGATTGCGCTTGCTCACGCTAGGCTTCCAGCGAATCGGGTCAACGGAACCGTAAGCAGAGGTGGCTTCGTCGAGGTTAGAGACGGTGTCGATGTCAAGGTCGAGAAAATCGGCATCTTGGGTATTCTTGGTAGTCATGGGGATTACTCCTTGGATATCATTGGTTTAACTAGGTTTTATTTTGGTTTTACTTGTTGTTTTGGTGATTTTGTTGTAGCTGATCACCAACAGCTGAGTAAATATTAGAAAGAAAAAATTTGAAATGCAAATCGGCTATTTAGGGGTATTTTCGGCAGTTTTCTTGTCATGTGTCAACAGCTGCATCGCGTTGTAACGCTTGAGCGAAGCATCGACTTGTTCTTCGAGATTTTCAGGCAGTTCAAAGTCGATGTCGTCCATGTGGACTGATTTCAGCGTAGACGTAACCTCATCCATCAACGAGTCGAAATCCCAAGCAATCTGCTTGGAGATGACATTGTTGATAACGCAGAGGTCAGAGAACTTGGCAGCATCACCGACAAGCTTCTCGTTGTCCACCACTTCGGCATTGTTCGGATCGTAATCATCCTTGATATGCAGGGTACCGTCCTCGTCAATGTCAAGTACGTTTGCGGCATCCTCGTCGGTCATCGCCGATTCTTCCTTGACTTCCTCGTCGTCACGTGCATACTCTTCGGCAAGCTGCATGTAGCTCTTGCCGATGAACGGATTGCGCTTCTGCTGTTCGACAAGCCACTTATTGTAGGCTTCCGTACGAACCATAACGCCGGTACCGGCACCGCCGTATCCGCCGTCCTTTTCGGAGCCGGATCCGATATTTACGATGGCCTTTGTAACCTCGTCACGCTGCTCGATAGCCTTTTCCTCGGCTATACGGGACGCTTCCTCGTGTTGTTCTAGAATCTTCTTGCGCTGGGCACCAAACTTAAATTTCGACATAACTTTTCACCTAATCTTGCAAGCCAGCCAATATAAACGCTTCTTCTTCGGGATCATCTTCAAGCAGTTTATCAGTTAGCTCTTGTGACATCTTGATTTCTTCGCCCATATCGGACTGCATTTCGGAACGCATCGCCGCATTCTCGATATCGGTCTCGCTCGCTTGAATCCCAGATTCCTTGGCAAGCAACAGCTTGATATCCATATCCAGCATTGCAGCAAGCTTTGTAGCGTCGATCATCTTCTCGATAGCCACAAGCAGCTGCATCATACCGAAATCCTTCTTGCAGTACTTGTTGTACATCCACCAGAGTCCGGCATTGATCTTCTCGCTGTACTTCTTCAAGGTAGCTTCAGGCATCGTAAGCACGATGCATGCGTCGCCATCAAACCTAGGGGTCTTCAAGTATTCGTTAAAAACTTCCAGGATCGAAGAGTTGTTGGTATTGTTGAGGACGATAGAGTCAATCGAAACCGGTTCGGCTGGCTCTTGCTGTTCCTCATCGTCAGTCAAATACTTATCCAATAAGTCCATTAGAATATTCCAGATGGAGTTACTGGATAAATTACTTTTTAACCGAGCTGTGCGTAAATACCACCGGCAGTTACAAGATTGCTCTGCGCCTTGGCATCGGGTTTCTGACGTACCGTTCGATTTCCGCCTCCACCGTTACCGAAAGCGACCGTATTCTGAGAAGCCATGGCAGCAATTTCAGCATTGGCAACAGCCTCATGGTATTCTCGCTCGTCCTCTGCAGTCGGACTGAACCATCTCATCGTATTGAAGTCGTACTTGGTGTAGAACATGACTTCATTCTCGCCGAAACGGTTCTTCTTCACGTAGTTGGCGTACATGTTCAGCTTCTTCAATATATCGTCACGAGTAATCGTGATCATGATATCCGCAGTTTCGGCAAAGCCAGCTGAACCAGACACCGATTCAAGACCAGCGTCAAGCCTAGAGTAACCAGAACGGTTGAACTGCACAGCGGAAATGCCTACCATGTTACGATCGATACAGAGTTCACGAATCTGTTCAGCCTTTTCCTGACCGTCAAGATACATGCTTTCCATCGTACGACGGCTATGGTTCGGCTTCATAATACCGATATAGTCAACAATGAGAACATCCGGGTTCTTCTTGTAGATAGAGTAGAACTGATCAAGACGAGCCTCGATCTCGGTCGGCGTGGTGGTCGTCTTCATACGGATGACCTTCAAGCGACCAAGCTTCTCAACGCCAGGTATCTTAGTATTCTCGATAAGCTGACGGCATTCATCGACAGAAAGGTCGGCAACATCGTACTGGGCAACACCGGTCAAGTTGGCGGCAAGACGACGCCATACGTATTCTTCGGAAAGTTCCAAAGAGATGTACAGAACGTCATAGCCGTAACGGATGAAGTTACAAGCTTCCGAACCCATGACCAACGACTTACCGACGTTAGGCTGACCCACGTACAGAGTCATAGTCTTTCTCGGATAACCGCCGGAATTAGGATCGGTCTTGACCTGTGCTGTATACTGGTTGATAGCGCCGATAGCAGAACGAATCGGATGGGACATCTCCTTCAATCTTCGCTGGGCTTCCTCGATATCGTCGACCAAGTCAAGACCGAGACCAATATGCAAGCTGAAGTTCAAACGATCACGAAGAACCGGAAGCAGTTCACGGATAGTCTCGGTATCGTTATCGTACAATGCTGTCGCAGCGTCACGAAGGACATTTTCAGTAGCCTTCTCTTGATAGAACTTTTCCAGAAGAGAGACTACGTAGTCTTGCTTCATGAACGGAACCTCGGCATTGCAGATAGCCAGCAGCTTCTGCCTCGCCTGTTCGCTAACACCAGAATTACCGAGGCCGACAATCAACTCCTGTGCTTGCGGCCTACGGTTGTACTTACGGATGAACTTACGGATGATACCGACGATGGCTTTATTGGTAGCGTCACTATACAGCTTGTCATCAAGGAAGGAAATCATCTTGGGCGCTATGCTCAAGTCCATGAGATAGGTACGAAGAACGATGTCTTCCCTTGTCAAATCGTATACTGCAGCCATAAATCCTCGTTAGTAAACGCACCCTTCCGGGTGCGATTGAATCCGTTGAATACTAGTTGTCGCCGTTGACAGCCTTGCGCAAGTTTTCTGCCTTAGCGGCATCTGCGAGATCCATGTCCTCGATGGCGTCATCAAGCACTTCATCGTCAACTTCTGGAGCTTCATTTTCAGATGCACCGAGTGCGGGTGGGCGGAACTTGTATTCCTTCTTCACGTATTCGTTGATTTCTTCGAGGATAGTGCCGACATATTCCTTGCGGTCGGACTTTGCGGCAAGACAGACGATCCAGTCTTCCGGCTTCTTCTTAGGATCCTTGATGACGTAGCAAGTCTTACGGGTCTTCTGTCCGTTGCCATCCTTCGGCATCTTTTCAACGAGGGCCGGATACTTGGAAGCAGAGAACTCTTCTATTAAGCCAGCCTCGATAGCGACGTTGTGCAGACCGTAGTAGCGGTTCAGACCATTGTCATAGTCAAGATAAAGCATGGCAGTCTTCTTGGGCTTAACCATACGGCTCTTGTACACAGTAGCTTCAAGGATAATACCCTTGATTTCCTTGGTATTCTTGTCTGGCACGTCATAGGTCTTGCGCATGGTCAAGATAACGGATGCGAAGTACTTTGCGCCTTCACCATTAGCGATACGCTTCGGATCGCCGTAACCGTCAGTAGCCATGTAAATATGGTTGGTGATGAACATCGGGATACCGAGATTACCGCAACGGTTAGTGATGTTCGTGAACATGGCCTTGACCACCTTAGCCTTGGTCATGTCTTGCTTGAGTTCGCCCTTAGTGGCGTCGTTGGTAGTCTTCTTGGTGGTCATGCCGCCGAGGGAGTCGAGCACGAACGCAACCTTACGTTCGTTCTTCATCTTCTTGCCCTTATCGGCTTCGAGAGTGTCCAGAAGTTCGGCGATGGACACGAACACGTCTTCTGCAGTGGTGTGTTCCTGGACGAGAGTGAACTGGTCCGGATTGAAACCGTTTTCCTCTATTAACTGGGATTCGCTGGTTTCATGTTCGGTATCGTAGTAGTAAATGAAGTAGCCCATATCCATCAAGGGCTTTATAAAGTTATTCTTCATCATGTAGGACTTACCGGAACCTTGTTCACCGGCTGCCATGAAGAATCTGTTGAGATGGAAGCCGCCGAAGATATCGCCACATAGTAAGGCGTTCAGCATGTAGGAACCGGAGTCTACATATCCATATTCCGGGTGAAAGACGTTGGCGTCGGCATAGCGGTCGCCGGTCTTTATTTTCTTGAAGAAGGAGAAGTCGGGTTCTGCTGGGTTATTTTTCTTAGTTGCCATAGGATTATTCCTTATAATGAGTGTTAGTACAGTATGCCTAGAAGCGGCCTATTGGATTAACGTGTAGAAATTTAGTTTTTATCAATTTGAAATACAAACTGGCTCAGAATCGCAAATTTTTGTCATTTCCGGTAGGGAGCGACAGTAAGTTTATACCTCCTTCGAGTGACTCCCACGCATCCGAGAGGCTCATGATCGGTGTCATGAACACATCCACCTTGTCGAACTTGACCTTAGTCCACGGGAACTTCATGTCCTTGATTACCAGCGGCCTACGGGTAAGTATCACGTGTGGTTTAAACTCGTTCAGTTTCTTTGCGTCGTATGTTCCCTCGATGTTCTGTAAGGACAAAATAGCGCAATTGTCTACGACCCCGGTCACCTTGACGATAGGGGCAGTCGGCTTGACCTCGATGAATGCAAGCGTCAAGTTCTTTCCGAGCGTCATGAACAGCTCCTCGTACCGACGGTCGTTAATAACGTCCAGATACCTACCCAAGTCAAAATACCCTACAAGCTGTCGGTGTTTCGGCATCTGGTAACTCGTATAGACATACCGGGCGATTACAGGCTCATAAAGCTTGCCGTTGTTGTCCCCAAGATGCACCATCATGTTGTAAATGCCCTTCAAGTCCTTCCTACCGTACTTACGAAGCGAGAACTTGCGCTTGCCCACGTCAAGCACAGTCTGCCCCATTTCAGGGCCCCAGTAGAACCTTGACACGAACGTATATCCGCTTATGGTCATCCGGGAATTCGCCGGAAACGTATTCAATACCTTGACCAAACTGCCTACCGTATTGTCGGCAGCCGTAATGGAGTCGTTGACCACATTGATACGTACCGTACGACCGTCAAGACGTATCGACGGCATACTGAAACCGTACTCGTTGACATACGGTTCCTCGGTCTTCACCACGTATGAAGCCAGCTGACCGTTCTCTACCATACCAAATTCTTCAGCCACTTCCATGTAGTCAGTCAAGTAATTGTTGACGTATACAAGCTGTGTAGAACCAATCGACTGCAGAAGCATTATACCATCCTACCACGTTTCTTGAAAGGAAGACGTATCATTTCGGTACGTGCCGTAGGCAACACAACGGCAAGCAGCAAATAGTACAAGTTCTCGCTGTCATCAAACTCGCACAAACTCTGGTCACCGTCAATATACACTCTCGGCTCGTACATGCTGACCTTCTTGATGCACTCCTTCAGTAAGTCAATTCCGTCCTCCTTGGAGCCCAGCTTGAACAAACGTTCCTCGATGCCGGTACCGAAATCCTGATTGAACAGACGTTCGCCAGGATTGGTAAGAAGGATCGAATACACGTTCTGGATAAGACTTGTCTCGTCAGTAACTTCCGTCATGTTGACGAAACCCATGTCACGGTTATACAGCGCCGAACGACCGACACGGTTAGCGTCAATGACTCCCGGTGTCAACTTCTTCGCCAACTTGACGTTACGCTTAGACTCGTCGCCATTCACATAGACAAAGCTACCTTCGTCAGTCAATGGAACCTCACGTCCTTCCGTCTTTCGATACACCATGACTTGCACCGAACCGTATACGTCATCTGGAACACGGACATCGATACGAGTAGGGTCGCCGGAGACTATAGGCGCATCCACGTTACCCAGCTTCACTACGTCAGAATATATGAAGTTTCCGAAATTATATACGGACGGATCGTCCGGAGTAATACGGAGGACTTGTCCGGGTTCTATCGTGTCGGACGACAGTACAATAGGGAAAGTTTTCGGGTCTGTCTCGCCTTCTTGTCCACCGGTCAATACGATACATGGTTTCTGGTCATCATCGCACATGGTGGACGCAAGCTTTATCATTGGCGCTCCGTCGCCGATAATCTTGATAGCAATCGACGGAGTGTATGTAGCACCGCCAGACAGCCATGCCGACAATATACTAGACTCGATCGTCACATTTACGCAGTTAAAATACGAGGTATGTAAATCCTTTTTATCTTGTGGCAGCGGATACGCCTTATTATCATCCAACATTGCCGGGTTCTGCAACGATATGGTTCCAATAGGAATATTGGTGAGATGGTTAGTAATCTCATCATATGTCATCAATGCATTCCAGCTAGAATCTGTCATCTGGTATACACCCAGAGATGCCTCGCTATAGCTCATGCCAGCAATATAAAGTCGCAATGTTGCGCTTGCATCGTCACTGGCTGGCAAACTGTTGGCAGAAAACCTCATGCAAACAATACTCGGCTTGTTGCCGCCAGCGCATACCAATACATCTTCATTAGCATGGTTAGCATAGGTCTCGCCAGCAACAAAATAGCTGTCGATATACGGATATACCATCGTCGTGTTATTACTCTGGTCATACGGCGATTCGTTAGATACAGGAACATCATTCGGATCTCTTTTACGAGCCGGTAGACTAGACCAGTTGACGCAGATTGCGGCAGAAGGAGTACGAGCCGCATAACGGAAAGGTACAGTGACATACTGTTCCCCAAGCACCGCATTTACATACACCAAGTTGGACTGGACGTCAAGTACCTTGCACGATACACGGTCAAGGACTACCATGTCTCCTTCGCTAAACGGAGCAACATAGTCAAAACCAAGCGTAGAATACTTGAACTTAGCGGATTCCTCACTTACCCTTGCCACGACGAGGTCGCCGCATTCATAATATACGGTTTCCCATACGGAAGACTCGTATCCCTTGGCATCTATTTCTACGGTTTTCTTTACATCGGTATAATGGCCGGTAGTATACTTGTAGACCGTTCCGGACACCTTGTATATACGATAATTTCCGCATATACGCATGCCGTCAGTACCGAGCACGTGCTTTGCGGCAAGGTCTTCATTGAAAACTGTAATGGCGGTTCCGTCTGCTAGACTGTCTGTATCAAGCTCCAAAAAGACTTCATTCTTACCAACCAGTATACGACGGATTTCATAATCGTTCACCTTTCGTTCAACCAAGATGTTCGCTGGATTTGTCACGGACGATGCGATATACGATTCAGATTCCGTATTGATAGGAGCGGTGAAATTGATTACATTCACGCCATCTTGTACTGGGACAGACAATTCAGTATTGAACTTATGCCGATCAATACGAGGCGGACGGAATTCAGACATCCAGTCATCGCAAAGCGTACCAGCAACATCGCAAGACAGACCAGCGCCGTAATCTCCTCTATACGACAGATATCCGTCATACAGCATGAACATACGGACACGGTAATCACCCTTGCCCAGTCCTTCAAACTTCAATTCATAGGAATCCAGTCCATTTCGGCTTAGTCTGCTTACATTCAATTGCATAGTCAAGTCCCTCGCTAGCCACCAAGCATCATTGCCATCAGCGCATCATCGTCAGCACCGCCGAACTTATTATCTGTCTGTTTCGGAGTTTCCTCCGTCTTAGGCGCAGCTGGTTCGTCTGGTTTTGGCGCATCAATCTTTCCGGGTGCCGGACGGTCGTATGCGTCATTATCAAAATAAGACCCATACTGTTCCTTAATCCAGTCGTCATTGTTATCTTCTTGATTGTCTGTCGGCTGTGATTCGGTGTCTGGTTTAGCAGTTTCCGTGGGTTCATCGGTTGGCTTAGGATCGTCACCACCAAACTTAATCGTGCCGTATACCTTTTTCAGCATGTCCTGAGCGTTAACACCGAATGTAACGAAAGCACTCAGCATCGAATCAATGAACTTCTGCAACTTAAGCCTATACAGCACTTCCTTATTATGTTTGAACAAGGTATACAACTTTTGGCTGCTAAATTCGCTTAATTTAGCCACGTCAACATCACGTAATTGGGTTCCGCCAACCGTGCCATAAATCACATTAACATCCATGTCCATCTGGTTAGCGAGATCTACAATGAATTTCGAAATTGCGTTCACCTTATCAATATCATCAGCGGACTTAGTACACTTAAATTCCGGTGTAGGAAGACCATAGCCATTCGCCATTTCGAGATACCGATAAATAAAGTCAATACGATAATTCAACATCCCGTTCAAATCATCTTGGGCAGCAATATTTGACGACTGGTCAGATAAGTCCTGTAGTTTTTTCTGTCCCTTATTTTCATTACTTTCTTGACGCTTCAGTTTAGCCTTTTCGTCATCGCCATCGCCATCACCATCTGATTTTTGCTGGCTGCTACCATAGTTCATACGACTGGTAAGCGTCATATTGTCATAAAACACGGAATCGCTATGATCAATAAGTTCATTCAACTTATCGGTATTTTCCTTATCCAGCTTGATGGTATACGTCGTTGGGCCACCCTGTGATCTCATCAACGTTCCCTGTATACCAATCAAGGACAATACACCTGGATTATGATCAACTCCAGCTAGCGCCTTTAGGCCACCCAACGATCCATTGATAAAGGAATAATCAACTTGACTTTTCTTGCCTTTCTGTTCGGCATCCTTGTTTTCTGCAGCCTTTCGCTTATATGAGCACAATGCAGCATTCTCATTATTCTTGCCCAACGCAGCGATAGCCTTCGTTATACTCATACCGGTTGCAGTCAGCTTCTGGATACACACATTAGGAATAAAATAGACGATATCTTTCGGAGTTAGTCCGGTATGCTCATGCAATTCGCCTTGAAGGACACTTTTAACTCGCTTGTTATTGACAACAGATGCATATGCACTACCGACATACTTATAGATATTTGCCTTTTGATTGCTCTTAGTATCATCAGTCAAATCAGTACCGTTGTCATGCAGAGCGTTTGCAATAGACCGCATAACATCAGACCAAACGGCATCGCTGTCATTACGTGCCACAGCAGTCTGGTACACAATTTCCTTATCCGCATCAGTACCCAGCTTACGGTCAATAAGTATTTTCACCTCGGACTGGAGAGCCGCCTTGAGTTCATTCTCATTAACCTTAGCACCGGTCAGCCTAGCATATTCAATCAATGCAAGCAATTCGATATTCAACACCGATTGCATGCTGACCTTGTCTTTTTCAGCATCGGTGGACGTAATAGGTTTAGATGTAGCGTTAATGTCCATAATTTATTACCACCTGAATGAGCCCTCGGCCTTTCTGTTAGCACCAATATAATGCTCGGCGACAGCCAACCAATCGCCAATAGTCAACGCACCGGCAATTACCATCAGACCCGGAAGAGGTTTCTGTGTCTTTGCCGACAGTCTCGGAGATCCATCCGGCTTAAGGCGTGGCGAAATGACCATGCCGACCAAGCCAAGCGATACCAACATACCGATAGTATCGATACCGTCCATATACGGATTTTTGTCCTCACCAAGCATTACCGAGCGAGAACGTGGTTCATATTTCAAAGCGGTCACCAACTGTTCATGCCGCTTTTCGTTAGTCATAGAATTTAACGACTCACCAAATTCATTGGCGGTCATTATCGCACTGATTGTATACTGTCCCTTCAAGGTACTGATAATATTATTCATGTTATTATACTGAATAACGAAACCATTATTTTTCAACGCGGTACCGGCGTCAGACAACAACAGTTCACGAGATGACAACGGATCCGATGCCTTACCGCTCAGCTTAATGATCGGCAACTGTTTCAAATTTGACTTGAACATAGAAGATGTCACGCCATCCCAGTGCCATGATTCAAGAATGTCATTCATATCAAAGGATTCCGTGGCAGCCGAACGCAACACAGCGGTAATACGGTGTAACAAGCCATCATTGGTATCGTCAAACAGAGTAACACCCTTAGCGTCTGTCGTCAAGTCCTTGGTGACAGAACCAGCGGTAATCAGATCCACGATGCTGGTCGTATCGGCCTTGATAGACTTCTCCACACCGAGTTCACGTTCAAACAAGGTCTTATCTACCGTACTATGAAATTTTATCAGTCGCTGCTGCCAAGTAGGAACCTTGACTGAAGCACCGCACCGATCAATAACCTTCTGACACGCAGTTTCGTATGCTGCTTGTAAAGCTTCACCAGCCTCACCACTACCCAAGGCGGTAGCGTACTTGGTGATGCCGAACGACTTCAGCAATCGTACCCAACAGCTTGCTAAGGGATTTTCAGTCGCCATATAAACCAACGTATTTAGTGTATACGCAGTTTATTGGTTTGCTACATGAGGTATTCGGGCAAATCTATGAGAACCGGAACTTCGTCGGTATCCGTATCGTCATCGTTGACTATGATATCGGGTGCAGCCTCGTCGTCGGCGGGGCCGTTGACCTCCTCGTCAAGTTCACGGAGAATCTTTATCAAGATCGCATAGCTTTCGAGATATTCGTCATCGTCCACTACCAACTGGCCAAGGGGAAGAATACCGTCAGAAACAGCCTTCTTGGCACGGTTGTAGTACCGGGCATCGTTAGGAACCCAGATGTCGTAAAGGAAACCAGACTGGGAATACTGGGCACCCACATACACGATTTCTGGATCGCCTCCCAACAAAATGACCTCGCGTCCTTGAGGGAGTTCAGCCTGGGCTTGGGTAAAGTCACGATAAGGGCGTAACGTCCGTGAAAGAACCGGTTCAATGGCATAAATATCGTAAAGGTATCCACCTGGCAAGTACAAGCTGCCCATGGCCGAAATAGTACCGTTCTTTATAGCCATCTTGACCAAGTTGGCATCTATGTCGGCACTGTCGAACATCGGCGACTTCTTGGCATACTCTAATACATACTCATTGACATTTACAGACTGGTCGACAAAGCCAAGCGAAATGACGTGGTTAGCGTCATTATTACTCAACGTCGTTATCAATCGATGGATACTGGGCGAAAATGAAGCATCGATTTCGTCAATACCTTCACGACTACGGTGAACCGGCATGTCTGGAATACCTTCA